TTAATTTCCAACTTTTTCTAATTTATTCATCATATCTTTATCCATTTGCTCGGTGACGTGGCTATATATTTCTAATGTTGTTTTATGGTCTGTGTGACCTACACGCTCCATTATAGCTTTAAGAGATACACCTAATTGCGATAATAATGATATGTGACTGTGACGCATACTGTGACTTGTCACATGCTTTTTTATCCCTATATTTTGTGTAGCTATTTGTATATTTCTGTTTATTGATGTGAGAGGTAGAGGGTTACCTCTATGACTTGTAAATATAAAACCTCTATCAACATACATGTTTTCCCATTGTATCGCTCTCTTATTTTCCAACATAACCTTACGCAAAATATCACAACTTCTAGTAGTTAAAGATATAGTACGATATGATGATGCTGTTTTTGTAGTATCTTTGAAACCTATTTTGTTACCATCTTTTCGCCAGTGTATAGTGCCATCAATGAGAAGTTTCTTTTTTTCAAAGTCGATATTATCGGGTTGAATTGCTAAGAGTTCGCCAATACGCATGCCATTTAATGCTTGAAATTCAACTATGTAAGCAGTAAATAAGTATGATCTTTTCATATAACTAGCACGCTTTTTATTTGCTATGCGTTTTAATTGTTCAGCAATAGCCAGAATTTCAGCCATTTCTAAATAATTCTCACGTTTAGCTTTAATTTCTTCTCTTGTAGTCGCTTTTTTAGGCATAACAACATCATCTATGTATGATATATCAGTGATGTTATATTTCTTTTGAGTATATCGAAGTATATTTTTGATGATACTTAAATCGTCTTTAACTACTTTATGGCTTAGTCCATCTTTTAATGATGAGTTAATTAAATCTTGTATAACTTTAGCATTCATATTTTGAACAAGAATATCTTTGTCTATATTTCTTTTGATGTGAGCAACCTTATAGCTTTTAGTAGTAATAGTTGACTGTTTAGATCCAGATATTAATTTATAATGTTCAAACCACTCATCACATGCAGCATGGAAAGTTAGCGTTTTGAGTGTAGTAGGTGTCTTGTCATTTACCTTTGCCTCTATACGCTCATTTAAGCGTTTCTGAGCCTCTTTCTGTGACTGCTTACCATTTTTATTAAGTACCACGCTAACACGTCGCCATTTGTTTGTGAGAGGGTCTTTATACTTCTCATAATAGCGATATTTAGTTTCACCATGTTTATTAGTAAATTTCTCATGCCACATGTGTAAGAGCCTCCTTAACATATTATGAATTTTGTTTTCCTCTTTGTTTAATTATTCATCATCTTCTAGTAAGTTTGTTACATTAACTGTGATTTCTTTTGTTATAGGGTTGATACATACATCCTCTCCATAGCCTAATGATTTCACTTGAATAGTATCGTTTACTAATTTTAATGCTATTTCAACGTGTTGATAATCTTGCAAAATTAACAAAGTATCTTCATTTGTCACAACATCATGTGAGCCTTTTCCGTTAATAGTAACTTTCCAATCATTAAAGTACATTCTACATTTCTCCTTTAAATTAATTCATATTAAAGCGCCACTAGGGCGCTATTAATCGAAAGTTTGGTAGTTATAAATAACTTTCCCTATTACTTCGATTTCATCAATATGAGTCGTTGGGTACTTTAAGTCATTTATCAATGATTTTACATGTTCATCATTAAGCTTGTGTAAATCAAGTTTTTCCATCCCTCAATCTCCTTATTTATGTTGAAAAAGTAGAACACAATTAATCAATCAACCTTATTTCATCTTCATCGTAAGCATCAACCGAATGAGAAAGGTAAGCATGTGTTTTTAAAATTAATTTATTGGGATTAGTTTTAAATTCTAGTTCATGAATATTAAAATGGAAATGTTCAATTTCTTTGGTATTTTCACATATACTACGGTCTACGTGTAAAGTGAATGTTTGTAATTCATTATCTAAAATAGGAAATTGACTTCGTTCATCGGGATTATCATATCTTTCAATTAATGTAAGCTCAATCTGATTAATAGTTTGTTCAGATGCGCCGCTTTCTATGACCACGCTTCCGTCCAATATACCATTACTATGAACTTGTTGTGTTTTTAACACAGTGTTTATTTCTAATGATTCTATACCTATTGAAGTTAATAATTTTTCGAACATCTCAATTCCTCCTTTATTTATATTAAAGCACCACTAGAATGGTAAAATAATTAATCTGTGAAATGTTATTTTAGTTCTTTTTCAATTTTTTCACCCTTAGCTCTACCTTTATCATCCACTTCAGTTTTAGGATCTTTCCTTTTCTTTGTGCTATCTTCCACATCTTTAGTGTCACATGCTCCTAAAATTAATGTGCTTACGAAAATTAATGCTAAGAATTTTTTCATTATGCATCCCTCCTTTGTTTATATATTTATATTAAACCGCCACTAGGACGCTAAAAGATAAGTTTTATATTCCTAAATAATGCGAAGATAAGTAATGCACAAGGTAACCCATTAAGCAAAGCGTCCCAATTGCAATTAAAATAATAGATATAGTTCTACAGTTATTTTTATAATATAAACCTTCATTTTGAGCTAAAAAGAAACTAAATATATACAAAAAGGCACTTATTAAAAATATAATAATGATGAGTATTAACATAAAAGCCTCCTATATTTATATTAAAGCGTCACTAGGACGCTGTTAAATTAGATAAATAGATAATCATTCTAACTTTGATTCTTAACTTCTTCTGTGCTTGCAGTCTCTTCAGTGTTTTATTGTTCTAGCGTATTTGGTTCTTCGATAGATTCTTGAGTTTTTACGTTTTGTTTAGGTTGTTGATTACTTTCTTCTTTAACTGATGGTTCGTTATTAGAGCTTTCATTATTACTGTTTTCTTGCTCTTTAGGTTTGTTCATATTTGGATTGTATATTGGGCTATTCTTCTTCAACTCTTCAAGATTTTTCTGTTCTTCTTCGCTCATATCATTAAATTTATCAATGATTTCTCCTGTACTTCTATTAACTATTGCACACCAAGAAATAGGTGTACCTGCTGCATCTCTCGCAAAATATTCAACATAGAATTCATTTGCATTACTTCGTTGCATATTAGTTTTAAAATCGCCTACTTGTGCTTCAGTAGCTGATAAATCATTTATGTAATGGTCATGAACGATTTGTTCTGCATCTCTAGCAGTGATTTGATTTTGTTGCTGGCTATTTCTGTTGTTTTGATTCTGATTACTTCTGTTTTTATTGTTGCTATTTTCCTTATTCTCACTTTTCTCTGAATCATTATTTTTCAATTCGCCATTATCATGATGACCACATGCAGCTAGAACAAATAAACTACTTAATAAAAGTATAAGGAACTTTTTCATTTTATATGTAACTCCCTAATTTTATTATCCTTTATATTCATTTTTCTATGGTGTATTAGACATTGTACGATAGAACCACCACCTTAATACATTCAATTGAAGTTTATTATATTTCTTATGCCATATGTGAGTGAGCCTCCTAAAAATCATATTTTGTCACTCTTAGTTCATTTTCATTTTTAATTTTTTCTAAAATATAGTTTATAGTTGGAAGGTTATTTAATGTGATATTATTATTATTATAAATTTGAGCAAATAATAATTCGCAGATTTCATCACAAAAATTTTTATCTGTATTTTCGAAAGATTTAATATCTTCATAGAACAAGTTTTTAAATAAACGTCTACTAATGTTGTCTATAAATAGCATGTTTTCATAATATTCAAGGTGATAATTAAAATATATAAACAGTCTATCTATAATATTCTCTTCATTAGAGTATAAGAAAGCTGCTGAATGGATACCTTGCGTTACTGATAAATAAGTAGCATAATTAGTATATTTTCTTATAACGTTTTTATTTTTATTAGTCTTTTTATAGTAAAACACTAAATTATTTATGATATTTTCTGCTCTATGATCCGAATTGTTTGATTTTTGATTTTGTTGTAATAAATACAAATAAATATACTCTATTTTATCATCTACATTTAATACTTCTTTTGCAATTTTATGTGCTGAACCTAATGAAATAATTGGACTGTTATAAAAGTGTAAAATATATTCTGTTTCGCCAATTATTTCATTCCCCTTTGAAGTTGGAACATATACATGTGGTAATTCAATTGCATTTTCATCTATATTAGTTTTGACTCTTTCTATCAATTCTGGCTTATTTCCACCTAATTTGAGCTTATATTCTCTTAATATATCTTTTAATTCAGGAACTTTAAGATAGGGTAAAGAAACATCAAAATTCGATTTTATATCTAAAAAATTTAAGTTGATCAATTTATTTAGAATTTTATCTACATTAATTTGATTTTCTAACAAATAAAAATGATTTTTAACTTCTTTGCCAACTTCTCTATTTTTATTTAAATGTAATATTAAAATATCGTTAGCATTTAAATCAGAATAGTGATTGTTGTTGTTATTATCATCTTTTACTTCTAAAACTAAGTCTTTATTATTTTTTTGAAGATTTTCATTCAAATTTATTTTATTTTCATTTAATGTATTAGTTTTATTGTTTGTTATTAGATTTTCCTGTTTTTCTTTTCGACTATTATTAGTTTCAATATCACGTATAACATTATTTTTCTTAATATGATTATTTGGTTGAACATTTTTAGATTGAGTTGTTTCAGAATTAGATATATTTTTGTGATTATTATTAGATTTGTTACTTTTATAATCTAATTTCTTATGTTTAAACAATTTAACTATACTAAATACAACAAGTGATATAAAAATTATAAACATAAAAATATCTGGAATTGTCAATCCATCTTGAGAAATTTTACTAATCCCACCAATAATCATAAAGAAAGAGCTTATTAATATAAAATAATAAAGTACTTTTTTCATCTCTTTTTAACTCCCAAAATTTATTACCTTTTATATTCACTTTTCTATGGTGTATTGTGCATTTATCGTCACGCTTTACTGTTAAATACTTGGACATAAGATTAACTAAATATAGTTGTCTAAACTAATTTGTCATCATCATGTATTATCATAGCCAATTCTTCTAAAGTTAAATTGTTTATTGAATTTGATAAAAGGTGTAATTTATCTTCTTGTTCTCGCACATGATGACTCAAAATCTCTTCATTTTCAATAGAATTTAATAAATCAGGATTCTCAACTAATTCTTGAAAAACAATTTTATTAATAGCTGCATAAATTTTGTTAATCATTCTTTCTGTTAACGGTATAGTAGCCAGAGGTTCACCTTCAATTTCTTTTTTAACATCGTAAACAAGTGGACTACATTCTTCTAGAATATAATTCAATTTAAAATATGAGTATTCTAAAACTTCAATTTTCCCTAATCCGTTTTCTTTAATTCTTCCAGATTTAAGCAACCATTTGTATACTTCACTATCTTTTTCAACTTTATGAGTTTTGCCAGTAGCAGTTGCTAATTTATTGAATAAATCTTCGTTACCATCTGGATCGAGTATTTCGCTTATTTTTTTTAAAACTTCTCTAGAAGGAGTAGCTTTATTATTCTCAATTTTACTTAGATACGCATGAGATAAATTTGTTTTCCTTCCTAATTCAACAAGCGTCATATTTTTTTGTTNTGTATCTAATTTCTTTTAAAGTACGATTTTCTGAAAATGTATAAGTAAAAGTTTTCCCATTATTTGTTTTTGCAGTAACAGTATATAAATCACTACCATATTCATAGCTTATTTTATAGTTTAAAATTTCCATAATAAAATCCCCTTTTTTATTTAAAGATTTTTATACAGATATATAACCCCCAAAATTTATTACCTTTTATATTCATTTTTCTATGGTGTATTAGACATTGTTCGATAGAACCACCACCTTAATTATTTTTGTTGTGCCATATGTGTAAGAGCCTTCTAAAAATTATATTTTGTTATTCTTAGTTCCTTATCCTTTTTAATTTTTTTTTAAAATATAGTTTATAGTTGGAAGATTATTTAAAGTAATATTTTTATTATTATAAATTTGAGCAAATAGTAATTCACAGATATCATCACAAAAGTTTTTATCTGTATCTTCGAAAGAATTAACATCTTCATAGAATAAGTTTTTAAATAAACTTCTGCTAACATTGTCAATAAATAGCATGTTTTCATAGTATTCAAGATGATAATTAAAATATATAAATAATCTATCTATAATGTTCTCTTTACCAGAGTATAAGAACGCTGCTGAATGAATACCTTGTGCTACTGATAAATAAGTAGAATAATTAGTATACTTTCTTATAACGTTTTTATTTTTATTAGTCTTTTTATAGTAAAACACTAAATTATTTATGATGTTTGCTGTTCTGTGATCCGAATTTTTTGATTTTTGATTTTGTTTTAATAAATACAAATAAATATACTCTATTTTATCATCTACATTTAATACTTCTTTTGCAATTTTATGTGCTGAACCTAATGAAATAATTGGGCTGTTATAAAAGTGTAAAATATATTCCGTTTCGCCAATTATTTCATTCCCCTTTGAAGTTGGAACATATACTTGTGGCAATTCAATTGCATTTTCATCTATATTAGTTTTGACTCTTTCTATCAATTCTGGCTTATTTCCACCTAATTTGAGTTTATATTCTTTTAATATATCTTTTAACTCAGGAACTTTAAGATAAGGTAAAGAAACATCAAAATTCGATTTTATATCTAGAAAACCTAAGTTGATCAATTTATTTAGAATTTTATCTACATTAATTTGATTTTCTAACAAATAAAAATGATTTTTAACTTCTTTGCCAACTTCTCTATTTTTATTTAAATGTAATATTAAAATATCGTTAGCATTTAAATCAGAATTATGAATGTTGTTGTTATTATCATCTTTAACTTCTGAAACTAAGACTTTATTATGTTTTTGAATATTTAGTCAAGTCCAGACTCCTGTGTAAAATGCTATACAATGTTTTTACCATTTCTACTTATCAAAATTGATGTATTTTCTTGAAGAATAAATCCATTCATCATGTAGGTCCATAAGAACGGCTCCAATTAAGCGATTGGCTGATGTTTGATTGGGGAAGATGCGAATAATCTTTTCTCTTCTGCGTACTTCTTGATTCAGTCGTTCAATTAGATTGGTACTCTTTAGTCGATTGTGGGAATTTCCTTGTACGGTATATTGAAAGGCGTCTTCGAATCCATCATCCAATGATGCGCAAGCTTTTGAATATTTTGGTTGATCGATATAATCATGAATCAATCGATTTTTAGCCTCACGCGCTAAGTTAATATCTGTGAACTTAAAAATTCCTTTAACAGCTTCTCTGAAAGATTTTGAATTTTTTTTAGGAATGGTGGTAAAGATATTTCTTAGGAAGTGAACTTGGCATCTTTGCCAACTTACGTTGGTGAAGGATTTTCTAATGGCAGAGACTAATCCTTTGTGCGCATCAGAAATAACGAGTTCCGTACCTTGTAAACCGCGTTCTTTTAGGTATTCAAAAAATGTTGTCCAGGTCTCTTCGCTTTCGCCACTTTGAATCATGAAGCCGATAATTTCACGGTCGCCATCTTTGGTTATTCCAATCGCTATATGACAGCTTTTTGAGAGTACTCGATTTTCTTCTCGTACTTTTATATAGAGTACATCGGTCATTAAGTAAGGATAATTTTTTTCTGATAATAAACGATTCTGCCACTCGTTAACCATAGGTTCTAGCTGTTCTGTTAAGCTAGAAACGAAGGACTTAGAGACGGATTTACCACAAAGTTCTTCCACAATTTTTGATACTTTACGAGTTGAAACGCCTGATACATACATTTCCAACATTGAAGCCATGAGGGCTTTTTCGTTTCGTTGATAACGTTCAAACACTGTGGGTGAAAAATGGCCATCACGTGTTCTGGGTACTTTTAATTCTAGCGTGCCTACACGTGTCGTAAAGCTGCGCTCATAATAGCCATTTCGTTGACTTTGTCGGTTTTCTGTTCGTTCATATTCTTTTGCTTGAATATATTCTGTTCGTTGATTTTCCATTAGTTGATTAAATACCGTTGTTAAAATATTTTTAGAAACGTCATCCTTTACAGAATATTCAATAATGCTTTGAATCTCTTCGCTTTTCAGTGTAAAATGTACTTGGGTCATGTAAAAGTCCTCCTGGGTATGTTTTTGTCGTTAAAAACATTGTACCGTAAAAGGACTGTTATATGGCCTTTTTACTTTTACACAATTATACGGACTTTATCNCCTAATTTTATTATCCTTTATATTCATTTTTCTATGGTGTATTAGACATTGTACGATAGAACCACCACCTTAATACATTCAATTGAAGTTTATTATATTTCTTATGCCATATGTGAGTGAGCCTCCTAAAAATCATATTTTGTCACTCTTAGTTCATTTTCATTTTTAATTTTTTCTAAAATATAGTTTATAGTTGGAAGGTTATTTAATGTGATATTATTATTATTATAAATTTGAGCAAATAATAATTCGCAGATTTCATCACAAAAATTTTTATCTGTATTTTCGAAAGATTTAATATCTTCATAGAACAAGTTTTTAAATAAACGTCTACTAATGTTGTCTATAAATAGCATGTTTTCATAATATTCAAGGTGATAATTAAAATATATAAACAGTCTATCTATAATATTCTCTTCATTAGAGTATAAGAAAGCTGCTGAATGGATACCTTGCGTTACTGATAAATAAGTAGCATAATTAGTATATTTTCTTATAACGTTTTTATTTTTATTAGTCTTTTTATAGTAAAACACTAAATTATTTATGATATTTTCTGCTCTATGATCCGAATTGTTTGATTTTTGATTTTGTTGTAATAAATACAAATAAATATACTCTATTTTATCATCTACATTTAATACTTCTTTTGCAATTTTATGTGCTGAACCTAATGAAATAATTGGACTGTTATAAAAGTGTAAAATATATTCTGTTTCGCCAATTATTTCATTCCCCTTTGAAGTTGGAACATATACATGTGGTAATTCAATTGCATTTTCATCTATATTAGTTTTGACTCTTTCTATCAATTCTGGCTTATTTCCACCTAATTTGAGCTTATATTCTCTTAATATATCTTTTAATTCAGGAACTTTAAGATAGGGTAAAGAAACATCAAAATTCGATTTTATATCTAAAAAATTTAAGTTGATCAATTTATTTAGAATTTTATCTACATTAATTTGATTTTCTAACAAATAAAAATGATTTTTAACTTCTTTGCCAACTTCTCTATTTTTATTTAAATGTAATATTAAAATATCGTTAGCATTTAAATCAGAATAGTGATTGTTGTTGTTATTATCATCTTTTACTTCTAAAACTAAGTCTTTATTATTTTTTTGAAGATTTTCATTCAAATTTATTTTATTTTCATTTAATGTATTAGTTTTATTGTTTGTTATTAGATTTTCCTGTTTTTCTTTTCGACTATTATTAGTTTCAATATCACGTATAACATTATTTTTCTTAATATGATTATTTGGTTGAACATTTTTAGATTGAGTTGTTTCAGAATTAGATATATTTTTGTGATTATTATTAGATTTGTTACTTTTATAATCTAATTTCTTATGTTTAAACAATTTAACTATACTAAATACAACAAGTGATATAAAAATTATAAACATAAAAATATCTGGAATTGTCAATCCATCTTGAGAAATTTTACTAATCCCACCAATAATCATAAAGAAAGAGCTTATTAATATAAAATAATAAAGTACTTTTTTCATCTCTTTTTAACTCCCAAAATTTATTACCTTTTATATTCACTTTTCTATGGTGTATTGTGCATTTATCGTCACGCTTTACTGTTAAATACTTGGACATAAGATTAACTAAATATAGTTGTCTAAACTAATTTGTCATCATCATGTATTATCATAGCCAATTCTTCTAAAGTTAAATTGTTTATTGAATTTGATAAAAGGTGTAATTTATCTTCTTGTTCTCGCACATGATGACTCAAAATCTCTTCATTTTCAATAGAATTTAATAAATCAGGATTCTCAACTAATTCTTGAAAAACAATTTTATTAATAGCTGCATAAATTTTGTTAATCATTCTTTCTGTTAACGGTATAGTAGCCAGAGGTTCACCTTCAATTTCTTTTTTAACATCGTAAACAAGTGGACTACATTCTTCTAGAATATAATTCAATTTAAAATATGAGTATTCTAAAACTTCAATTTTCCCTAATCCGTTTTCTTTAATTCTTCCAGATTTAAGCAACCATTTGTATACTTCACTATCTTTTTCAACTTTATGAGTTTTGCCAGTAGCAGTTGCTAATTTATTGAATAAATCTTCGTTACCATCTGGATCGAGTATTTCGCTTATTTTTTTTAAAACTTCTCTAGAAGGAGTAGCTTTATTATTCTCAATTTTACTTAGATACGCATGAGATAAATTTGTTTTCCTTCCTAATTCAACAAGCGTCATATTTTTTTGTTTTCTATAACTTTGTATTAATCTTCCATGAGAGTCACTCATTGCAAATAATTCCATTTTTTCTACCTCCTTCTTATTATTGTAACAAAAAAAGTTAAAATTATGATTAAATCAAAAAAATGTTCTTGAAATGTTCCTAAAAAAGTTATATTATAGGTTTGTAAGATAAAAATGTAACTGTATAGAGTTACATTATGAAGGGAGTGAGAAAATGAATATAAAACCTAAAACAGAAATTATAAAATTATTGATGTTTAAAAAAGGGCATTCACTTAGAAGTTTTTCTATTGCTAATAATTTATCAGCACCTTATTTAAGTGATGTATTAAACCTCAAAGTAATTCCTAGTGGAAGATACGCTAAAAAAATTGCTAATGGATTAAATGTAGAAATAAGCGAAATTTTTGAAATTGAACAAAAGGAGGAGGTCTAAACTATGCCACATGTTAAACTGCAAGATTTACCGACTAAGCAGAATACAGCACTTGAAGAAAAACAAATCGTATTCCCAGTTAAGTATGCAAAGCCGAAACTAATCTGTGAAATTTTCAACATTAGTTACTCAACTTGCTACCGACTTCTAAAGTCTTATGAAGATGACAATTTAGGCATTGAAGATATGTATATCGACATTAGCAGCACGCTAACGCTTGTGAACGTAGAACAGTTTGAAAAGTATTTAAAAGCAAAACACAAAAAATATTTATAAAAACGTTGGAGGTGTTAAAATGGCTAAATTTATATTCAAATTAATATTAATTTCAGCAATCTCATTCCTTAGTGGTTGGCTATTAGGAATACATGTAGCTTTTGCTATTCACATGCTAGGTAGTTTGATTGCAGCATTAAATATTGAAGAAAATGGAGGAGTAGTAAATGGATAAAGATATTGAAATTATAAAAAGTATTTATAAAACACTTGATTATGCAGTAAAAGATAAACGTACAGAATACACTCACATAGTAGAAGAAGGCAACCAAGAATGGAAAGAAACACTTAACCGCGAACAACAATTACAATTTGTTTGTGAATTAGTTATGCAGCAAATAGAAAACAATTTTGAGTGGGAGAACTTATAAATGAATTTTGAATTAAACAATGCGTTATGTGATTTAGAGCTTTTAAAAGAAAGAATAGATGATGTAGTAACATCTTTTGTGTGGTTTAATGATGAGTATTTCACTCATGAGCCTAATCATGTATTGAATAAAGAGGATATTTTAAATCATGGATATAGATACCATGAACATAGAATTAAAAATTCACAGACAATAGATTTAATGTTGATGTATCAAAAAGAATTTAGTGATCTCGTTGAAAGATTTAAAAAAATAGAAAAAACGTTACCTGATATGAATAGTTTGGCGACTAAATCAGATAACGCATAAATTAAAATATTTAATTAATACAAGAGCAATAGGAAAACACTCCATTTGTATTATAACATCTTTGCTCTTGTTTTAATACATTGGAGGTCAAAAATTGGATTTTCAAAAAGTTAAGTTAAACAATAACTTTAATATTCATATTGTTCAATATAAAAACTTGTATTCAAATTCGTGTAGTAGTTTTGATTTATATAATTGGTCAGATTGGTTGAATAAGCTTCAAATACCAATGATTAATGAAGATAAATATAAACGTGGCCTATGCGTATACGGTGATTTTGAAGATATAGAAAAAGACAATCAAAACATTAGTAAATATCGTAGTGATGCTACTTTAATTAACCGAAGTGCAATCACATTAGATTATGATGAAATCAAAGATTTTAGAGGTCTATATGAAGTGCTGAAAGCTAAATTGGAACATGTATCTTGGGTATTTCATACAACGTATTCATATACTGCCGAAAAGCCTCGTATTCGCCTTATAGTACCTTTAAATGAGCCAGTGAGTGCATCAGACTATCGGAAATATTCAAATGGATTAGCACGTTATATTGGTTATCCAGTAGATGAATCTAGTTTTGTACCATCACAATCTATGGCGTTACCAGTCAAAAAATCAAAGGATTCAATTTACATTTTTAAATATAATGACGCACCAGCAATAAAAAAAGAAGAATTAAACAAGATGGTAGTTAATGATGAACCTATAACAGTGAAGTATTCAAATCAATTTAATAAACGTAATAGTTCATATTGGCGCGAAATTGCATTTGGAGTAGGTGAAGGTGAGCGTAATCAAACACTAGCTTCTTTAACAGGTTACTTATTGCGTCGTTATGTGGACGCTAACCTAGTGTATGGATTGGTAAGTGCATGGGCGATGACCTGCAGGCCACCAATTGAACAAAAGGAAGTTAATCGTACATTTAAAAGCATTTTGAAGAAAGATAGTAAGAACAAGTAGGGAGGTTTTTATTTGGAAGATGTAACCAAAGAAGAAGTATTTGAGTTGATTGATGAAAATAATTTTTTGGCCAATAGTGATGATTGGCGTAGTAAATTAAGACGATCAGCCACAACACAAGCCCTTAAAAAGACCACTGCAAACGCAGAATTGATAATGGAAAATGATGAAAGTTTAAAAGGGTTAGTACAATACGATTCCTTTGAAAAAATTACTAAACTAAAACGTCTACCATATTGGCGTACCAACGATGACAATAATTACTATTGGGCGGATATTGATACAACTCATGTTATTTCTCATATAGATAGATATTATAATGTGCAATTTAGTCGTGACATTATGGATAGTGTCATTGAAAAAGAAGCTTATCATAATAAATTTCATCCTATTAAGTCGATGATTGAATCTAAATCATGGGATGGTAATAAACGAATTGAAACATTATTTATTGATTATTTAGGTGCCGAAGATAATCACTACAATCGTGAAGTGACTAAAAAATGGATGATGGGTGCGGTTGCTAGAATTTATCATCCTGGTATCAAATACGATTCCATGATTATTCTATATGGCGGGCAAGGTGATGGTAAGTCTACGACAGTAAGTAAATTAGGTGGTCATTGGTATAACCAAAGTTTAAAAACGTTTAAAGGGGATGAGTCCTATAAAAAAATACAAGGTTCCTGGTTGTGTGAGATAGAAGAGCTCGCAGCATTTCAAAAGTCTACTATTGAAGATATTAAAAGTTTCATTAGTGCGATTGTAGATATTTATAGAGCTTCATATGGTAAACGTATTGAACGATATCCACGCCAATGTGTGTTTATAGGTACGACAAATAATTATGAATTTCTAAAAGACCAAACAGGTAACCGTCGTTTCTTTCCTATTACGACAGATAAAAATAAAGCAACTAAAAGTCCGTTTGACGACTTAACGCAAGACATTGTTCAACAAATGTTTGCTGAAGCTAAAGTTTATTTTGATGAAGATCCAACAGATAAAGCATTGTTACTAGATAAAGAAGCTAGTGAAACAGCATTGAAAGTCCAAGAAGAACATTCTGAAAAAGATGCTTTAGTCGGTGAAATTGAAGAATTTCTTGAACGTCCTATTCCATCTGACTATTGGTATAGAACATTAGAAGAAAAAAGAGTGTCTGCTCACGATGTTATAGACCAAGATTACATTAAATTATATGGTGACGGTAAATTAATTGAGTTACCAAATACAAAACCAGGTGCTTATGTATGGCGTGACAAAGTATGTAGTATGGAAATTTGGAAAGTGATGATGAAACGAGATGACCAACCACAGCCACATAATTTAAGAAAAATTGATAAAGCATTAAGAAATACAAGATATTGTGGACAAAGCAAGTCGCGTTATAGATTCGGTGAAGGTATAGGCAGACAATATGGTTTTCAAATTGATTTGTCCTCTTATTATCGAGATTTAAAAAATGAAAACAACAATAAAGGGACAACGGGACAGTGATGGGACGGTTGTAGGACATATTTAAGCTATTGCGGCAGTAAGTGCCATGCTACAAGTGTCCCTGTGTCCTACTAACTTTAAGATAAAGTTTTATAAAAAATATATATCAAGAACTCAAAAAATATATAAGTGTAGACCTAAATCGGTGGGACAACGGGACAATGAACCTTGATGCATTGGCAGAGTAGCAAGAATAAGTGTACTAACTGCGTCCTACAACTTACAAATAATAGGACGTTAGGACACCTATGCAATTTTAGGAGGAAGAAAATGAATATAAATCATTTGAAATCAGAAATTTTAGAATATATAGAATCACACGATGGAACTACTTTTGTAGAAATAGAAAATGTATTCAAAGAAAATAACTTTGCTTATAAAGGTGATGGAGCATATACAAGTGGTCAACATCCAAATGTAGTGTTTTGGATTGGATGGAACCAAGAAGCATTTAATATTATTGCTGAACTTAAACGAGATGGATTAATTGAGATGGATATTTGTCCACCAATTATTTATCTAGTTGATGGTAAAGGGTTGGACTTACCGATAGTGAAGTCTAAACATATTAAAACAGATCATTGGTTGCCCGTTGCATTTAATATTTGTAAGAAAGAAATGGAGTGTGTTTAATATGAACATAGAAATTATAGCAAATGAATTTGAAACAAGAGCAGCAACATTATTAAGATATTTTACTGGACTATGTGAAAGTAGTCATAAAATGCCTATCGCATTTAAGATTTATAATGATCCATTTAATACTGTGTATCTAGTAAGCAAAGGTAAAATGTATGCTCATGTATTAATAAAAGATTGTGAAGTGAGAAAAACTTTTGAGATTGCCTCAGAAAAGCATACTGAGAAACTTATTGAGAGCATTGAGGGGTATTATACTGGTTATGATTTACATGATGGTACACATGACACTATAAGCGATATGATGGCTAGTTTCATGTTTGATAATGAGTATTTCATGTATGGCCTAGAAACCTTTGCAGAAAGTAATAATACTGATATGTTCGACTACATGAGTAAAGATTTCAATATAGATGAACTTGAGGTCGTTCAATCTAGTAATGCAGATGTTATAGGTAATATGGAGGCATTGTATCAGTTAGCTACTGGAATTAATGAACCAGCACCAGAATTAGTTGAGGGGCTTAAAATCATTACTGAGTTTATCCAGAATGAGAAGGCGAATGAAGTCGATAGTAAGGCATTGATTAAGCGACTGAATGAATTGAAACAGTCTTATTATGATGGAGTGAAAGCGTAAAATTATAGGTCATGCACTTTAATAGGTGCATGGCTTTTTTTATGTAAATCGTAATTGTTAAGATTTGTTAATGATTTTAGGTTTATCTCAGGTGAAAAAACGAACATTAGTTCTGTAACGGAAAGTGTGTGAAATTGTATGAAAAGTAGTATAAACGCTTTATTTATAGTGTTAAATGAAATGTTAAGAAGTTATATAAACGTTACTAAAATAAGAACATTTGTTTGTTATTTAGGTGTAAGTTTAGTATAATAGTGTTATAGAAGGGATGAATTCTATATATTTAATAAAAGTCTGGGTTAAATATTTGTTGTTTACTTATTGCCTAAATATTACCTCCTCATTAAAGATGAAATGAGGATAAAACAATGACAATAACAATTGAAAAAGAATTAACGAACGATCATATCAGAGTATTAAACGTATTACGCAACACTAAGCACGAGATTATTACTAAGCAAAATATATTTAATCAATTGAATATGGAATTTAACCGAAACAACGACAGATGGTTAAGAAATACCATTAATAGTTTAGTAGTTGATTATGGTTATCCAATCGGATATAGCTATAAAAAAGATGCAAGAGGTTATTTCATGGTTAAATCTGAGGAACAGAAAGAATTAGCCTTAAGAAGTATCAAGCGTCATATCGAAGGTAGTTTAAAGCGATATGAGGCACTAAAGAAAACTGAGATTTAAGGTTATCTAGTACGTGGTGCTGCTGAGATTGCACAAGAGTAATAATTTTAAAAAATATAACTGAAACGAGGTATATCATTGAAAACAGCTAAATACTTTGATGAATACAATGAATATGTGACAGGTCAAAGAGAGAATATCAATAAACTTGAAAAAGAACGTCAAGAACTCACGCAACGAATTAAAGAAGATAAAGTTAAATATAAAGAACTAATTGCAAACTCACAAGATGATGAGGCTGATGAACTTTATACCACATTTGATAGTAATGAGAAGAAATTGAAAGCATTAGAGAAACGCTTATCAACTAAAAAAGAAGTGTTTGATGAGGCTAGACGTAAAAAGGCGATTGAACTTATTAAACATCAAGCAGATTTACCTCATTTGTACAAAAAGGATAAAGAACGTATATTAGCAAAATTTGAGCCAATCGTTGAGGAATATAACAAAGTGGTAGATGAAATCGCAGCATTAAATGACGAATACGAATATGAGTTTTACAGATTCGTCGGGCCTTATGACAAAGAAAACTTTGAGAAAGATAAAGAAGTAAGAGCAGAAATCAAAAATCATTTCAGTCCTAATAAATATTCCAATTATGTGAGTGGAGACGAACTACCATTCATTGATATAAGAAATAAAATGCAATTAAGAGGTGCTAAATAATGGCTAGAAAATACAATTTAGATAAGGTTAGCAATTATCTTTTAACAGAAACAACATTGTCGGCAGAAGAAACTCAAAAAGTATTAGATGTAGTAGAAGAACAATTTTCTCAAAACATTCAACAGCAACGAAAAGATGAACTAACTCAACAGTCACAAAGAGAGAGAAAACTTATGAAAATGTTTGAAGAAAATCGCATAGTTAAATAATAAATATCTTGCCTATCCTTAGTGGTAGGCTCATTTTATTTGTGAGGTGCATACATGAACCTTAGAAGAGTGAAATACCCACTAATCTATCACGAAAATAAAATATCTGAGTACACATTGCTAACGGAATATAACCCTAAATTTATTAATACCAAGATTAAGGCCATCACTATGCAAATAGATATGATGTATCACTTAAATATCTCACATATGACTACAAATGATGTTCATGGCGTTGTATCAATATCCTATCCACTAGAAAAGTTAGTGATTGATATTATAGGTGAAAAAGAAAAATTGAAATGTTTCAAAACAAAATCGAATAGAAACATGCAGCAATTAAAACAAGTTATTAAGCGATATACACCAGGTGAACAAAAAGAAATCATGTATTATATGCAGTCCAATGGTTCGACGATAGATTATGACCTCATAGAACGCCTACAACGTGACTTATACAAGCTAAGACAGAAAGTAAGTGTAAGAGCATGAGTTACGATAGAGAGGCTATTAAACAGTTTATACGTGACTACTCAAAAGAGAACCATGATACTACATTTAATGATGAAAATACCAATATAGATGATTTCTTTACATTAAATGAAGATGTTGAAAGTATGAATATTGTAGACGTAGGACAGCAGGCGTTTTTTAATGAGTTAGATCAATATATATACGCCACATGCACCAGTAGGGAACATCTGTTATTTATTATGTTATGTGAAGGACAATCACTAAAACGAATAGCAGATATATTAATGATTACGAAAAGTAGAGTGTATCAAATATACTCAGATTTATTAGACAAATTAGAAAATAAGGAGGGATAACTTGAGTATATTAAATCCTAGACAAGAGAAATTTGTTGCTGAATACCTTAAAACGTTAAATGTAACACAAAGTGCAATTAAAGCTGGATATAGTCCTCATACTGCAAGTGAACAGGGGAGCAGATTACTTAAAAATAAGAAGGTAGCAAAATATATTGATGAGCAACGTAAGAGGGTAATTGATGAGGGCGTGCTATCAGCTAACGAACTACTTCATATCCTAAGTAATGCAGCAGTAGGTGACGAGAGCGAAGTGAGAGAGGTCGTTGTTAAGCGTGGGGAGTTTCAACGCAACCCAGATACCGACAAAATGAACTTAGTGTACAATGAGCATGTAGAAATGGTAGAAGTACCGATTAAGCCTAGTGATAGATTACGTGCTAGAGATATGCTAGGTAAGTATCATAAGTTGTTTACTGATAAGAAAGAGTTATCTACGGACACGCCTATTATTGTAAACATTGGCGATTGGCCAGAAAATGAGGAAGAAGAAAAGCAAAAAGCATTAGATGAACTACATGAGCAGCACCCTAACAGAACAATGATTATTGATGATGTACCATTAGAGGACTGATAACCATGTGTGATACTGCCGATAAATTAAATATGATAAGCATTGAAGATATGTATAACAGAGCGATGGCGATAAAGAAATGTTCCGTCATCTATTACGATAATCTGATGAATGATAAAGAGCGCGCAGTGTGGCATACGTTGAGTAAAACACAAAAAGGTTTAGGAGTAATACTACCTTTTAACTTAATGATTGCCAGAAACGGTGTAGATAGGCGCATAGTACCATCTATAAAATTGAATGATGATAGGATATTTATTTATCCGAATAGATAGCGTTGGGCTTATTTACGATAGGATTGATGTGAACAAAGTTGTACCTACGTTTATTGATGATATAGGGAGATTTGAGGAATAATAGAAGAAAATGGAGTTACACTCCATGCTTTTAATATTACTAAGAAATCATTCTGCTTTTTGATATAAATAAAGGCCTTCTCTATTTTTCATAGAGGAGGCTTTGTTATTAAATATGAATATGTCCTTTTGAGTAATGATATTTTCTAGGGCTTCTTGTAGGAATAAAAGCTCTTGCCATAGTCAATAAGCCCACTTTACCAAATAGCATAACAATCACGATAATTAGTTCTGTTAAGCCGTTATATTCAGATGTTAGNCTATTTTTCATAGAGGAGGCTTTGTTATTAAATATGAATATGTCCTTTTGGGTAATGATATTTTCTAGGGCTTCTTGGAGGAATAAAAGCTCTTGCCATAGTTAATAAGCCCACTTTACCAAATAGCATAACAATCACGATAATTAGTTCTGTTAAGCCGTTATATTCAGATGTTAGATCCATAGTCAAACCAACAGTCCCAAAAGCGGATATAACTTCAAACAATATTTTAACTAATGGTATGCTTGGATTAATAATTGTTAATAAAAAAGTAATAACGAATATGAAAATAATAGAAATGGTAATTGTCACGATAGATAGTTTAATATATTTGTCAGATATTTCTCTATTAAATAAAGAGACAGTATTTTCTTTACATATAGCATTTAAAACAAAAATAAAAACTATTGCAAATGTCGTTACTTTAATACCTCCAGCAGCACTAAGAGGCGCTCCTCCAATAAACATAAGTGCCATTAATAATAAAGCGGTAGGAGTTTTAATATTTCCCATATCAATACTATTGAAACCGGCTGTTCTTGTCGTTACCGATTGAAATAAGGCATTACCTATTTTTTCAATCAATCCCATATTATTTAAAGTATTGGATTGTTCTAATAAAAAGAATAATATAGCGCCAAAAATAATTAAAATAAAAGTAGTTGAAAGTACCACTTTTGAATGAAATGAAAGCTTATTAAGTTTTTTGCAGTTAATCAAATCAACAAGTACGAAATGTCCTAATCCACCTAGAACTATTAAAAAGGGGACAGTAATAATAACTACTGGATCGTTAGAAAAGTCTATTAGATTATTTTTAAATAAGGCAAAACCAGCATTATTAAAAGCTGATACAGATGTAAAAAAACTTAAAAATAATCCTTTTCCAATTCCAAATTTAGGTATAAATGATAATGTTAAACATAATGTTCCTATAAACTCAGTAACTAAGCTATATATAGCTAAATGCTTAATTAATTTGATTACGCCTCCAGCTTCGTCAATATTCCACGTAACCATTACTAAAAATCGACTTTGTAATGATATTTTTTTGTTTAAAAATACTAAGGTGAGTATTGTTACTGTTACAATTCCAAGTCCGCCGATTTGAATTAATGAAAGTATAATTATTTCACCTAACATATTAAATTGTGCTCCAATATCAACTGGAGATAAACCAGTAACCGTAAATGCACTAGATGCAACAAAAAGAGCATCAATAAAGCTGATTGATTTCTTTCCTGTGAAGGGTAAATACAGTAATACAGCTCCTATAAATGTTGTAGAGAAGAACATCAATAAGTAAAAATATAATGGTTTATTTACTTTCTTCAT